CGCCGGTTAGGCCGTCCAGCCGTTTTCGTTGGCGACAGCGCCGATCCAGTTGCCATCGCGATCGTAGTTGAAAAGGGCGCGGTGCTTTTCGAGGTATGCGTCTGCCTCCACAAAACGGCACTGGTGCTCCAGCATTTCCAGCATGTCGTGCGCGGCGTTGATTTCGGCCTTCAGTTCTGCGGTCATCTCGGTCTCTCCTGTGTCGATGTTGATTGTGGTGGGGGCCGCAGCCCCCGCCGGTTAGGCCGTCCAGCCGTTTTCGTTGGCGACAGCGCCGATCCAGTTGCCATCGCGATCGTAGTTGAAAAGGGCGCGGTTCTTTTCGAGGTATGCGTCTGCCTCTACGAAGCGGCACTTGTGCTCCAGCATTTCCAGCATGTCGTGCGCGGCGTTGATTTCGGCCTTCAGTTCTGCGGTCATCTCGGTCTCTCCCTTGGTGGATGGTGGGGGCCGAAGCCCCCGCCGTCAGAAGTTGTAGTCGTAAAACTTGCGCGGCTGCTCTGAGATCCGATGCTTGCCGAAGGCAGACCAGAAGTAGCCGTCGGCGCGCTTGTGCGCCTTGATCGTCTCGCGGCTTTCGTCCGAAGTGATAACCCACCGCTGCTCACGCTGGTTCACGCAGTGACCAAGAAACCCACCGGGCACGATCTCAGGCTTCCAGCTGGGGTCGCGCTCGGCGTGCATCGCGCGGATCGTGATCTGCTTGCCGCTCTTGCTGATGGACAGCACCTCATAAGGCGCAACGTCGCTGTAGCAGATCAAGTTGGCGTAGGCTTTGGGAAGGTTGGTCATCTCGGTCTCTCCTGTGTCTGTCTTCGTTGCCTTCATCAACACATTATCAGCACCACAGGCGGGTGCAACACCTTTTTGCAATCTGGCTGCAAAAAAATGCAGCCAGATGGAGATCGAGCGTAGATCACGCTGCGGTGCGGATCTCGCGCGCGCTCTTGATGGTCGCGAGCAGCTGCGCTTTGTGGACGCGCATCGCCCACGGTGCGGCCCGCATCTTGCGGCGGTAGATGTGGGTGTCGCCCAGCTCCTCGTGGATGCGCTGGCCCAGCGTGCGCTCGCGGATGATGCTCGGGCGCAGGTAGGTGTAGGGGCGTCCGTTGTCGAGGACGGAGCGGGTCATGCTCCACTCGCGCCCGCCGCTCTGGACGTGGCGCGTCATACGGGGGAAGCCCCCGTGCAGGTTGCGGAAGTCGCGCACGTCGAGGCGCAGCTGGCGGTGGAAGGCCTTCCATTCGTCGCGGGTCATTTCGTCTCTCCCTTGGTTGTGAGGGGGCCGAAGCCCCCGGTTCTTCGGCTCTGTCACCAGTCCCCCCAACCGGCGCTGTGTGACCAATCGTTGTCGGCCCTGACGTTGCGCTCTTGGCGCTCGATCTCGCGCATTCTCTTCGGGTCTGCGGCGCATGCCTCGCAGATCGCGCGGCTCCCGTCCGTTTTGGTGTTGCCGCAGCGGGTCTCAACCTTGCGGTAGTCGTATCCGCGAGGGACGTAGTAGGTCTCGAAGTTGTCACACATGATCAGTTCTCCACGATTGCGATTGATTTCGCGGGGGTGTTACCCCCCGCAGGTTGTTGGTTCACGCAGCGGCTTGCTGCGGTTCGATCACGCCCAGATGCACCAGCATGTCGTAGGTGTCGCGGTGCCCGTTGAACTTGATCGCATCGACCGAGCCGACGCCGCTGGTGATGGCGCGGCCAGCAGCGCCGAGGGCGACGTAGCCCATGCCGCACTTGCTGAAACGGGCGATCTCGCGGGTGGCTTTGCCACGGCTGGTCTCGACGCAGATGCGAAGGACGATGTCGGTTTTGGTCTCGCGGACGATGAGGGTCTTGTGCATGTCGGTCTCTCCCGTGGGTGGTGGGGGGCCGAAGCCCCCGTTTCTATCAATCGGACGCCCAGTCCGCGTACCGCTCAAGGATCGTCTCAAGGCGCTCTTTGATCTCGGCCACGATGGGGGCCAGCATCTCGCGGGTGTACTCGCAGAAGCCGCCGTTCGGGCCAGCCTCGGCGGCATATTCGTCGTGCTGCTCAATCAGCATCTCGAGGTAGGCGGCCGACTCCGCGTTGACGTTGGTCTTCCAGAAAGCCAGAACGCGCGCTTCGTTTGCGGTCAGCTTGATCAGTGCGATGCTCATCTCGTCTCTCCCGTCTGGTGTGTCTGTCTCTGTATACGCAGATTATCACCCCCACAGGCGGCTGCAACAAAAAAATGCAACTTGGCCGAAAAAAAATGACACGAGGCGACTTGCCAGAGCCGACGGCGGCGGTTACGTCTCATGGCACAGGAGGACTGCCATGCTGCTCACGATGGATGAACTGCGCCACCGCCTCTCCGACCGACGCCTCGTCGTCGTCGCCGAACGCACCGGGGTGAACTACCGCCGCCTGCTGCGTCTCGTCGATGGCGTGCAGGCGGCCGAGGAGAGCGATCTCAAGGCCCTGACCGAGTACCTCGAGCCTACCGCTCGCCACTAGGCTCTGCCCCGATCGCGGCCAGCACCTCTGGCAGGTAGCCGTGATCGGGGCCGTGCGCCTCGCGCCACGCGCGCTTGTCTGCGTGCAGGAGCTGGTGGTGGTCGTAGCAGAGCGGGATGGTCTCGGTGTCGGGCGACCGCCTCTGGCCGTAGCGGTCATGGATGCAGTGATGCACCTCGACCGGCCAGCGCCCGCAGATCACGCAGGGCAGCTGCGCCACCCGGCCCATGTGTTCCGGGTCGCGTGCTGGCTTCGGCTTCTTCAGCCCGAGGGGCTCACGGCGCATCTGTTGCCCACATCACGAAGTCGTCGAGGGATATGTCTACCACAGGCTCGACGTCCTGCCAGTCGCCCCGATCAACGCGGCCGCCGACCCGCACCTTGTACTCGCCGGCCAGATGCGTGTAGCCGATCGCGTCGGACCACCGCACAATCAGCATCGAGGGCTTGCCTGTGGATCTCGTCAGCTCCTTGGCTGCGATCACCTTCTGGAGCGCGAGCATGTAGGTGGGATAGGCGCCGACCGGGTTCGTGCGGCACTTGACCTCGGCGAATGCCTTCACCTCGTCGTGGCGGATCAGCACATAGTCGAGGGCGTACTTCTTCGGCAGTTTGGCGAACTGGCACTGCCACTTCGCGCAGAGCAAGCGCATGACCTCGCGCTCGTTGTCGACGTCGCCTTGCGTCTCATACGTCGGTCTCAAACTTGACTCCGTGGCGGGCGCCGTACTCGAACATGTATTCGATCATCAGGCTCATCTGCGGCTTCGAGAGCTTCGAGGATCTGAACCCGAGCGGGAAGGGCCCGGTGCCGTCGAGGCCCTCGGCGAATTGGACCTGATGCCCGAGCGGGCGCGGGTGTGCGATCCTGCTCAAAGATCACTCCACATGTTTCCAAGTGGTGCCATCAAGAACTTTATAAATGGTGTCCCTAGCAACTCCCATTATGTTTGCTATTTTAATTACTCCAATGCCTTCTTTTCTCATTTTTCTGATAATAACTATTTGATTTCTTGAAAGTTTAGATATTGCAATTGCTTCCCCAAAAAGCAATGTCCCGTGTCGCTTTTTGTCATCACTGTTTTCTCTTATCGTCCCCCATTTGAGGTGCATAGGATTGACGCACCCTTCGTGGCCCTTGCCGCATGTGTGAATGGCTAAGCTAGATTTGTTTGGCGGTGCGCCGTGAACCATTTCGCACATTATTCTGTGCGCTAGACGTGTCTTGTGATCTGGTGACTTTGCCCTGCCATATCCCAATGAATCTTTGCCATGCGGCCACAAAAGACAATTATTCTTATCGCAATAATGAATGTGCTCTTTAATCCAAGCTATTGTTTTGCCCTTTTGGCCGTGTAATTTCTTCTTCGAACTTAACGCCATGTCTTGTGCCATATTCATAGATCACCTCGATCAGGTCTGACATCTGACTCTTGGTCATCTTAGACGATCTAAACCCAAGTGGAAAGGGGGCAGACCCGTCAAGGCCGTTTACAAATTGCACCTGATGGCCGAGGTATGACATGAATGCCGCCTTCCACGTCTCGGGCGGCCAGTTCCGCCCCTCGGGCTTCGCGCGACTGATGTCTGTGAGCATGGCCCACATCTTCGCGTTCTGCTCGAGGGTGCGGTCCCCGGCCTTGATCGTGACCATCGCATAATTTGGCGCCGCGTCGATCAGGCGCTTGGCATAGGCGCGCTGCGTCGGGCCGGTGAGGCGGATCGTGTAGGTCATACCTAAAAAGGTATCTCGTCGTCGAGACCAGCCGGCATCGCCGGTCGATCAGCGGGGCCGGGATAGCCTGCATCCTCGCGCGGTTTCGGCTCGCTCATCAGCAACTGCACGCGGCCGTCCTTGTCTGGGATCGGCAGCGCATCGAAGATCAGCGAGAAGCCGCCCTTGTCGCGCGGAAATCCCGCCCCGACCTTGAACCACCTCGTCTTTCCGTCCTTGCCCTGTCGCGGGCTGAGTAGATCGTATCGTGTCACCTGAGTTTCTCCAGCTTGTCCAGCATTTCATCCATCTCCCCGAGGAACTTGCGCACCTCGGCCTCAAGGTCGGCGATCAGGGCTTCGTCCCGATCCACCCGCTTGATCCACATCTCGAGATCGACCGGCAGGCGCGGGTCGAAGCTCACGAAGTCGCACCACTGGCGCCCGGTGCAGGCCATCTGCCACTGCATCTGGAGCTTGTAGTTCCCCGGCACCGACCCCTTCAACAGGTAGTCGATGTGGGTCGCGGTGTTCGGGCACTTGATCTCGATCAGCCCATCCTCGCCCACGAGGCCGTCAGGCGAGGCGCCAGCGGCCATGTCGTCGCGGGCGATGAAGCCCACCTCGACGACCGTGTTGCCCGTCACCAGCTCATAGGCGCCCCGCGCGCGCGGCTCGGTGTCGGTGCCGTGTTGCATTGCCTTGGACGTGAAGCCCTCGGCGCGCTGGCCGGTCAGTCGCTCGCAGACGAGTTGTGCCATATAGTTCGCCCTGTCTGCGCCATAGCCGGTCTTGGTCTTGGCGACGACGTCAGCGATGCGGCTGGCGGTGACGCGGCCCAGACGGGCCGCGAACCACTCCTCTGTGCGCTGCTCCATGTCTCAGGCCGCCTTTTTGCGAAGGAGAGCGGTGACATGGGCGGCGCCGGCTGCGTCGAGATCATGCAGCGTCGACACCTTCATGTAGGCGCAGAGCTTGTCCTCGTCGGTGCCGGTGGCTTCGATCAGCGCCTTCAGCTCGTCGAACTGCTCGACGGTCATCGCCTTCTTGGGCTCATCCTTCGGCGCCGCCTTGGCCGCCGCATTGCCGTCGTCGTCCTCGGGCGCAATCCCCGCCATCGCCATCAGCCCGTAGCGGCGGGCATAGGTCACCGCGCTGCCGTAGCCCTGCATGTCATTCTTCGCGACGATGAGCGGCACGCGGCAGGAAAGGCTCTCGCCGCTCTCGCCGTGGATCAGGATCGTCTCGACGAAGCGCCCGTGGTCGTCCTCTCCGGTCGGCTGGATCAGCGCGATGCCTGCTTCGTTCAGCGCAGGCAGGCAGGCGTCCATCACGTTGCCGAGGTCGGCATACTTCGAGCGGAAGGCGGGGTTCGCCGACTGCTTCAGAGCCTTGCCCATGTTCATCTGCGCGCGGGCCAGCGCGGCTGCGATCGTCTTCATGTCGTCCTCCGTGGTTTTTGTGTGCTTGCACTGTAAACGCGCCTGTGCGATGGTGCAAGCGCAAAATCACAGGAGGAGCCCATGCTCACGATCGAAGAAGTCGCCAGTCGCCTGCAAAACGTCAACCTCTCTGAGGTCTCGCGAGAGATCGACCTGAGCCGTGTCACGCTGATCAAGCTCAAGCACGGCAAGGTGAAGAACTGCCACTACGACACCCTGCGGAAGCTCTCGGACTACTTCGAGGGGGGCTGGTGATGTGGGTCCGTGTCGAGTGTGTCGCCGCCCCGGCTGCTGGGGATTCGCCGAGCCGGGCATTTTGTCGCAGCGGACCAAGCGAGGCTACGTCTGGGCCTGCTCAGACCATAGAGCAGAGGTCGAGCGAGATTGGTCACTTGCGTTTCAGACGCGAGCGACTGGCCGAGCTGGGCAACCGAGCGCGGATGCTGCGTCAGCGCAAGCGAGCCTCTTTGATCGACCAGACCCTGCGCCAGATCACGATGGAAATCCTGCGGCATGAGACGAGCAGCTAAGGTCGACGCCAATCAGGCAGACATCGTCGCGGCCCTGCGCATGGCTGGCGCCACCGTGCAGCCGCTCCATGCGGTCGGCAAGGGGTGCCCCGATCTCCTCGTGGGTTACCAGCGCGCGAACTACCTCCTCGAGGTCAAGGACGGGTCGAAGGTGCCATCGGCGCAGAAGCTCACCGAAGATCAGGTCGAGTGGCACGATCTCTGGCGCGGGCAGGCAGCGGTGGTGAACGACGTCAAGTCGGCGCTGCTCGCGATTGGCGCGCTGCGGGGGACGATCTCGTAAAAAAACCCCCGGCCAAAGCCGAGGGCAGTCTGATGCGACAAGGAGGACGTGATGGGAAGGCTACCACCAGACACCGAGGCTCGCAAGGCTCGCCTGCGCGCGATGCTCGACGACTTCGAGGCGATCTATGGCGTCTGCCTGCATGGCAGCACCGGGCGCAGGAAGGGCAGGATCACCGAGGGCAGGCGCCACTACGTCAAGACGGCCTACGCCGATGGCTACAGGAGGTCGGAAATCGCGGCCGTTCTCGGCATCACGGTCGACAATGTCTTTCGGCTTTCCAAGAGCGCCGAGGTAGTGTAAAAAGGACGGGCGGGGAGCGTCAGCACACGCTCAACCCGCCCAAGCAGCGAAGGGAGGGTTCGCTACATGAGCGGGTTATATCATAGACGTTGCCGGACGATCAAGGGCTCGCCATGAGCAGCGGCCCCTTCATAGCATTCTACCCATCCGACTGGCTCGGCGGGACGCGCATGCTGAGTGCCGTCGAGACCGGCGTCTACATCACGCTCATCTGCATGATGTACGAGGCCGA